TCGTCCAGCTACTAACATATCAGATGGGTCCTTTAGTGGTATCTCTGCGATGTACGCTTTGCCGGGTGTTAAGAGGGCTGCACATTCTGCTGCTCCCTTTCGTCCGACATCATCCATATCAAAACAAAACACCACTTGTTCGTACCTGTCCAACCAATCGATAGCTTGAGCTACATATTTCTTAGCTGCTCCTGCTCCGTTCGGTACAGATACGACAGGCCACTTGTTATCCATAGCTTGACTGGTACTAAGAGCGTCGATCTCTCCTTCCACTACAATGACACGACGACCACCGTCACGCCACAGGTGCTGACCGTACAATCCTAGTAGCTCTCCTTTGATGTGGAACTTCTTGTTAGGTGTACGAATCTTTTGTCCGCACGTCTTACCGTCTCGTGTCTTATAGTTAGCAATTTGTACAGGTTCACCATTGTATACACCACACCAGTACCCCCACTTCCGACAAGTGTCTTCAGTCAGGTTGCGTCGTGCTATTGCTTCTGGTTCTCCTCTTACATAATCTCTCGGTGTTGGGGAGGTTGATTCATTCTTCATTCGTCCGGCTCCACGGTGATCGTCGCAACTGAAACAATGGGTGCTACCGTCGTCGTTAGTGGAGAGAGCGTCTGAACTTCCGCACTTATCGCAGGGTTGGTGGGTGGTTGTGAAAGCCATGATTTTGGTATAGTTTTATTTGCATATTGTATGTTTTTCTTTTCGCACCAAGCAGCGTAGGTGGTGTTGCTTCCTTTACGAATCTTATTAAAAGCATTCATAAATACTAGTCGTATGTCTAGATGTGGATGTTGGGCTTTGACTAGTAAATGCTTTGTTCGGTCCTCGACTGTCCACAATCCTTTAGCTTCTATGATGATGCCGTTAGGTAGTATGAAGTCGGGAGTATAAGTTGCCGTTTTAGTGTACTCTAACTGTAACGTTTCGTATTGGAAACTAACACCACCACGCTTAAGTTGGTTAGCTAGTGTAGCTTCAAATCCGGATCGATAATTAGAAGTTCGCTGTGAGCGTCGTTTCTTCTGTCTCTTCCGCATCAAATGCTCCGGTCAAGTCTTCACCTCCATTAGCGATGTATCCTTCTTCCGAAGTAAACCCGAATGCATCTGCACTAGGAGTGTTTACACCACCGTTGGATAGTTCGATCACTTGTACTGCATTCAATTCAAAGGTCACCCCAAACCCCTGACTTGGTACGTACCAGAACTTCGGACGGAATGCTACGTTCACTTTGGAACCACCCCATACTTGTACATCTTCCGGTAACTTATTACCAGCGGAATCAAACAGAGCGATAGATAACTCGTACTCTGTACCGTCCCGTCTTCTACCTCCAGCTTTCAGCTTGGCTTTCAACATGTGTCCGCCATCTACCTCAGTAAAAGGTAACCCCTTCTGCTCGATCTTCTTGCCGGGATTAGCTTCCATGATGTCTCGTAACTCAGCCTCGTAGATAGGTTTTAACTTCTGTACGATTCCTTGTTTTGTTTCTTCGTCGATAACAAGATCACAACTCCATACACCGTACTCATCAAACCTTTTATTCGGTTCATTCAAGTGGGCATATCTAGCTGTGCCTTGTGCTTTTATTATGTCGTGTTTCTTACGTGCTTTTACCATTTCTCTTCGTGTGTTATTGGTTATTAAGATAACAGATACTGCTGGCGTTTAACTGCGGACACATCTAAGTCTCCAAGCTCCGGCACATCAGGCAGTACTGCATCTGGGTTGTTGTTGATTTGCTCCGCACGGAACTCGCTTAGGAGATCAACAGTGAAAGTGTTTGTATATGTTTCTCGTACTATTGTATTCATTCTGCGTACATTGGAAGCGTGGGTCACGAAACAGTCATGTATAGTAGCGAGGTCAAAGTCAACCTTGTTTGCAACTTGATGTACGATACAAGCATCTAAGCTGTGGATAAAGTTAGCAGTGATGGCGTTGCATTGTCCCCTTTCATCTATGTTATCTCCCAGCTCATCTGTTGTTATACTGATGCTCATGTTTTGAAACACAGATTGTACTTCTACTTTTTTATATTTACGGTAGCTTTGTACAACTTTAAATCCTGTAGGTGTAGACCAAGTGATCGGTTCGTCACACCCTAAAGCTCGTACACAAGCACGAAGGAACTTCATCACTCTGTTTACTGGACGACACGTTTGATCTGCTAATCGATTCACGATCTTACATAAATAAATAACAGCAGTTAACATCTCACCAGTCGATGACCAGTTGTGATTGACCCCGATACTTTTAAATACATCTTGTACTAAGTTATAGTGGGTCGCACCGTATGGTCGGTTCATAATAGCAAGCTTCGCTAACTTCCGACTGATACCAAACTTTAACCAGTCCTGTGAAATCACACTACCGTCTGCCTTTAACTCCTCATACACACGGTCAGCAAACTCTTGGTACATATCATTAGCTCGGTCCTCTTCCACAAGGTTACACATCCGTCCAGTCTCTTTGTCCCGCAGTAATAACGAAAGTATCTGCATACCGTTGTTGGAACAATCCTGACGAACAGGTAGATACGATACATACCCGTACCCCTCTTCCGTGAACTGCTTAAACTCCAGACAGAATCGAAGGAAACAAAAAGGATCACTTGCTTCTGTCCACCAATCTGTACCGTGTGGATCATTCGCAGCTTCAAGTATAAACTTCTGCCTTTTACCTACCCACTCAAGTCGCTCTTCTCGTGTGCCTTTTACTCCCCACATGTTAGCACCGTGTATAAGTACAGCTTCCAAGTCCTCTTCATCCACCACCTGTTGTCCGTTACTAAAGTCCAACAAACTCTTCGCTAAGTCAGACCCTTGTGGATGTAAGTAATACGGTAAAGCGTACACTCTACCTCGGTAATCACAACGATACGGAAAGTAAAACTTATCCCACTCACTATATATCTTGGCGAGGTGTAGAATACGGACGGTCAGGTAACGTTTACTACTGTTCGCTTCGTTGACACTCTTGATGTCCTTTTGCTTCAGCTTCCACGCACGTAACTCATGCTCGTCATTACCTGTGTACCTCGGTTGCTCTGGTATCTCACTAAAGTTCGGTATGTTCCCAACCACTCGCTTATTGTCGTAACATTTTCGAGTAATATCTAAAATCTCTTTGTTGATTTTCCAACTTACCTTTTGAAGTTTATTAACAGCACTGAATGCATGTTCGTAGCTACTCTCGTAATCTTTAAACCACGACATCGGTTTGCCTGTGAAAAACTCTTGAGGAGGCATGTGCTTTAAGCTGTACCCTCCACCGATCAACTCGTACCAATCAACAGGTTCGTCAGGTAATGCCATCTTAAATACACGAGTAGTCTCCTTCCAAGCATCAAATCGTTTGATCCAGTCCGTATACTCACCACTCGGTACACATATACGCTCCGGTTTGTGTCCCTTCTGAGTGCCGAAAGCAAATCCGATTTGCCAGATGCCAGTCTCGATGCGTATCTCTTCCAATAACCACGCACCAAGCCCCGCCTTGCACTTACTATCCCACAGCGTAAACCGTTCCTCTTCGTAGTCGTAAAACTGCTTGAGCTTCATCGCTTTCGAACGATCGTCAAAGGCAAGTAAGTCTTTCTTGTGTGGGTGCATCAACTCCATCGCTTTGTCCCACCGTGCTTGGTTTTCAAATGCTTTACCTATCTTGTACGCCATCCGTCCGACAGGTAAATTAAACTGGAGGTTATCAAGCACGGTCTGTAAAGCCATCGATGCTATCTGATACGGACACATATCCAATACGAAGGTAAGGAACAGTGGAGTGGTGTGTTCTGTGTTACCTCCAAAGGTGTACATAAAATCATCCACCCTCTTACCTAACCTTGGAGCCATGACTTTTAACATACGCTTAGATGCTTCCGTCTTACTCGACTCCCCTTCCATTCGTAGTTTAGCTTGTCGGTTACGGTACGCTGTGCGTCCCCACTCCCTCATCCGCCAAGTCGGCCCTCTAGTTTGCTTTGTCATATGTTACTG